GTCAAAGCATTAGTATCACTTCCGGTAAAAGTAGTTTGTCCTGCGGTCGCTTGGTAGACGTAACGATTACGTACAGAGTTCTTGGGTGCTTTTCCTATGTATGGCATTTGTTATCCTTTTGACGGTTCATCTTTTTGCTCAGATGCTTTCTTTACAACACCTAAGGAAAAGGCTTGGGTAACTTGAGCATCTGCACCAGTAGCTATTGCTATAGAGTTCGCATTGCAGTGAGTAACTAATTTTGAAATAATTTCTTCTTGTGCAATTCTAGCACGATTATGAATAGCATTATTACACCAATCTTGAACAGAAACTGCCGCATATTCTAAACATTTTACTTGTGTGTCTGTTACTGTTATTTTAATTTCTGCCATATTTTTATCCTTTTATCCTAAAAAGTGTCCATGAAATTGAGTATAATTCCCATTATAAATATACCAGTATGTATTATCGCCAGTATTATGGGTACTACTACCAAGATAATAATGCACATCAACAGTATCGTTTACAGCCAAATCAAGAATTGCTGACATAGTCTCAGTGTTCCACCCATCACCATTACCATCATCATTATAGCCTATATCAGTGTGGATCATATCTGAACCATTTTTTCTTAATCTAAAAAGTAAATCTCCTATATATGTACTTGTACTCATTCTAAACATAACTTGTACATAGAAAAAGTATCTACCTGCAACTGGGGCAGTAAATACACCTGAACTTGCATTAAAATGAGAACCGATATTATGTCTAACAGTATCCCAATTTTGAAGTTTAACTACAGTCCCATCTACCATAGTTAAAGTACTATCATTATTTACACCGACAACAGCAAAACTAGGTTGTAATGGCTTAGATACTACACCATTGCTGTCTATCTTTAATGTTGTAACATAGCTACCGCCCTTAATCTGTTGAATATAAAATTCCCCATCTTCTGTTCCATCACTAGCATCAGATATTTTAGAGTAAATTGTAGCATAGTTTATATCTTGATTAGCATCATTTAAACCACGAAAGTCTATTCTGCCTAAACCATCACTGTCTGCTGCACTACTGGTAGACTTTCTATGTAAGACTAAATCAGGACCAGAACTAGAGCCTGTATCAGTATTAGTAAGAATAAACTGGTCTGATGTATCCGTAGTACTAGAGATAGTTACTCCTTCTACACCTGCTCCTGTTACTTTAGTTAGTGCCATTTATCCCTCCTATGATGGCTCTGTCGGCCAAGTTACACTAGACATATCTAAGAAAGGACCATCTAATTTAGGGTCTGCTGTTTTTGTTAAATCTCTTAACGATTGCCTATATGTTTTCCACTCAGCTTTTTTACTATCAGAAAGAGGACTATCTGCCCCTTGTGTCCAATCAGTACTAGCTAATAAGTTATTTCTATAACCTCTAAATATTTCCCAAGATTGTGTATCTGCCATATCTTTATCCTATTAAATACCCTTCAAAACTTAATTCAGCTTGGTCTGCGTAATACTTTGCATTTGTTGCGGCGAAAGTTAAATACGCATAATCGCCTACCCCCATATCCCAAGTACAAGTTATATGGCAAGACCCATAAGAAGCATTGTCAGGATGACCCCAGTATGTATACGCGTTATGTAAAGTTGTGTCAGACGAATTTTTAATAAACAACCTCGGATAACAATTCCCACTGGTAGATGTGGTATAAACAATTCCAAAGTGAGCATAAAACAAGTAATGACCAGCACCTCCTGCTGGAACAGTAAATCTTCCTGTACTAGCATCCCATCCACTACCATCATTATGCCTTATAACACCAGGAATAACTGGTGAAGTTGTTACATAAGCACCAGCCGCTCCTCCTGCATTACCTATTACCTTAAATGCTATCCCATTTGGAGTTGTAACTCTTCCTGTGCTATTAATAGATAAACCTGTAGTACCAGTAGAATCCTGAATTGTATTTACTTTAAGATTACCTGAAAGAGCAGTATTCCCACTATTATCAATAGTTGCGGCTGTTGTACCAGTTTCATTCTGAATCGTATTTACCCTAAGTGTACTCATAGTATCACCAGCCTTCCGCCATTTTCTATCGTCAATGTAACACCAGAATTAACTTCCACATCCCCTACCATTACAGCGTTTTCCGTGGCGTTTATGGTTACTGATGTCAGCAATGTCTGCGCATTAGTTCTAATCAATCCTCCGGCTTTAAAGTTACCTTTGTTTTCTGCAGCTGGAGTTACAGTCTCTTGGGCTAACTCTAAGAAGTATACGAATATATTATTAGTACCACTAGAGGGCGCTGCCGTAAAGGTGAGAGTAGTTCCATCGGGTACAGTATAAGCTGCACTATCTTGAATCACACCATCTACACTTACTAATATTTCTTGCACAGAACCTACAGTTCTACCTAAAGCAAAGGTAGTATCACTTCCATCTCCACTAAACCTCACTACCGCTGGAGGAGAGTGAAAGTTAGTAGCTGGAGTATTTCCTATATGTGGCATAACTTCTCCTACGTACTGATTGCATCAACTGCAGATACCCAAACATCTGCACTACTTGCTGTGTTGCTTTTTACTTTAAGTGCATCGCCAGACTGCATGACTATTTTCGCCCCACCATCTAATAATTGTAATGATGAGCCTGCAGGTATGGGTGCGTCTTTAACTAAATGAATATCGTCGGAACCAACGGTTATATAAACTTCAACTGTAATCTGCGAAGATGTAACATTTGCTACCATAATTCCAACTATGGCATCATCTGAGTTTGCTGTTCGTAATGTAGCTGCACTCGTTCCTACGCCGTTTGCTTTATCTCTTTCAAAGTCCTGTGCCATATTTTACTCCTATAATGCTATAGCCATAGCTGTGGCAAACCCTTTAGTAGCTGACCCTATGTCATCAGCAACTTCTGATGCACTCCTGCTTTCTAAGCCATTTGCTGTAAACCGTGCGTACTCATCGTCAGCGACAGAACTACTATCAATCTTAACGACATTTGTGTTTGATATACCTGTCGCTAACGTAGCCGCTGCGCCTAAACCTAAAGTTGTTCTAGCTGCAGCTGCATCCGCATCATCAACTAAAGAGGCCCCGAAGGTTGTAATTGTACTTGTTTCAACTTTATCAGTATTTAAGTTTGTAAAATTAGCGTCGACTTCAGTATTTGTAAGGGGCGAACCCTTGCCCGATCTTGTTACAATAGTAGCCATGATTTACCCCTTACCTTTCTAACTTGCTGATAATGTTATTGTCCAAGTAACGGACATTGTGTCATCAGCAGCTTTATTTACCACACTAAATACAGTTCTACAAAGCATATCACCTGAAGTTGAAGCGTTAAATATACCAGCCTCAGTAACGGCCCCAGTAGCATCTCCAGCTTCAAAAGCAGTTACGTAAACAATTTTTTCATTATTTGAGCCTGCAATTGTAGTACTATCTAAAGCTTCACGAGCTCCAAGTAACGTTACCAAATCAGTCTGCGAAGCAGCTGCTGCTGTTGTGCCAGAGCCAAGCGCCATGTGGGACATGACACCTTTACTTGCGTCTTTCATTCGAGAAGCAATGTACTCTAATCCTTTATTAACAACGAGGTTCTTTACAGTCCTCTCGTCTTTAACATTCCCGGCCTTGTCCTTTAGGACGATGTTAAGCTGACCGGAGAGCTTTAAGTTTTCGTTAATCATAGTATCTCCTAAAAGGTTCGGGAAGCGCCGACGTAATCTTCCTCAAAATATGTGAAATCAGAATAACCCTGATTTCGTAAAGACCCCGCGTCGGTCATCGAGGTCGTATCTGATGGTCGTTTTCCAAAATCCAAAACGTCTCCATCGGTAACTCCAAAACTATCAGCAAATGCTCTACTGAACGCACTTGTTAATGCAATAGAATCTGTAATAGTTGCAACATTTGTAGTATTTTTTACAAACTGCATTTCTTGATCGTCTAATATTGAGGCTTCCCCATCTACATCATCTGTTGCATTAACAAGGCTCGTTAGCGCTTTTGTCAGCGCTCGAGTATTAATTGCGTCTGTAAGAGCGGGAGTCTCACTAAAGTTTTTGCCTAACCCTAGTATGTTTGCATCGGTTATTGAAGAAGTTTCAGTAAATGTTTTAGATGGGTTCTTAGATAATGCGTCTACTACAGCGGCACTATTGGTAAATGATCGAGGGAACTCTTTGGATATCACGTCGGTAATAGCAGCCGAATCCCCAAGAGGTTTTCCGTAAGAAATAAGATGCGCTTCAGCTGCACCAATTGTTTCAGATAACGCTTTATTAAATGCCAAGACAGCATCTTCAGCCAGAGAAGCACTATTCGTAAGATTCTTAAAGAAATGAAATACAGCACCATCAACACCGCCAACACCATCATCAACAGCGTTTACTCCATTACCAAATTCCGCAAAAAGTAGAAAATTGCCAGAATCCGCTGTTACTTTTGCGCGCGAAATCTCAGCAACAGTCATTTTTGTCTTTATCTGTTTAAACGCAACTGTAAGAGCGTTAATAAAAACTGCAGATTTTAACTTCATGCAAAATCCTCACGTATTCTAAACTTTAGGACATCATAAATAGTTTCTCTTAGGCCTGTAGAACGAACAATTTCAATCTCCCCTTCGTATGTACCAGGATCTTGATTGAGATCATTTGTCTGCCATTGTATAATTCCGACGCCAGTAGATGCTGTAGAAGGGTTAATGTAAACAGCTCGAGAAAATAAAACAGTATCTTCTCCAGCAGCTCTGAAGTGAAGCGTTACTGTGGCTCCAGTTAAATTCGTTGCTGTGTTAGTATCTTCATCTACAAAGGTTAGTCTAAGCTGAGGGCCTGTATCACCTTGAACGTAATTAAACGAAGTCGTCATTATGCTACTCCTCTAGTACCAGTAAAATTTGGACCCCGAACCCGCATTCCAACGCGACGATAATCACGACTTTTAGCTGCATCTGATTCTTGTAAAAACTTTTGACGGTAATAAACAGAAAGTTCAGGATTGCTCCATTCTTTGCCAGGAACAGATGCGAGTTGGGAAATTGCACCGTAAGCTATACAACGACCGTGGGACTCAAAGATCCAATCTTCAATTCCTGTTGCGGTTAACTTAGTTTTTAGCACCCCTGACCCCCTAAACTCATATTTTTTATCAGGAGTAGGGTAAAACTTAACTGACGTATCTTGATAGATTGAGTAATACTGAGGACAGCTATTAGTAGAAACCGTTGTAGAATTAAGATGGCGATCAGTAATTCTAGGAATAACCCTATCATTTATAACCATCTCAAATATATTTTCTAGTACCGCTTCGCTTGATGGCAAGTAAATAGGATAATCTGCAACATTTTTTACAGCAAAATCTTTTTCAATTTCGAAACGCCATACTTCACTTCGCTCAAAAAACTTTGCTGCCGCTTCCTGTAAATGAGCTTCCATGACAATTTCAGGACACCCAGGAACATAAGGTTGTAGGTAAGGGTACATTTTATCCCATAAAACAGTTGCCATTACGCCACCTTACTTGGAGTTGGAGTTGCTGCCGCGTCCACTTGAGTTTTTGTTCCAATTGCATTTGCGAAAGACTGATACGCAGCTGTAGCCCTAGCCTCATTTGCGCCGTACTCAGCATCTTTTGAGTACGCTCGATATAAAACCCAATCTGTAAGAGGGCTCAGATAAATATCATCAAGCTTTATAACTTCAGTATTATTACCCGTAGGGTCTAGCGCAGACGCAGACAAACTGTGTGTTCCAGGCGAATCTGTATAAACTACCTCCAGCTGAGCTGTTGAAAGCGCAGGTGGGTATACATAAAATTCTTTAGGGTTTCGAGGGTCATAAGTGTAATGCTGAATGTTATTTGTTTGCGTTTCAGTATGCCAACTTGGACGCTGATCATCTAAAACACTTCTTGCTACAATTCGAACAACTTTTTTATCCGACGTAGAAAGTACATTTCGTGTAATGTCTAAAAGCCCAAGTGCCGATGGAAACCCGCCACTGGATGCTGTTATAGACTGTTTTGTTCCTGCCGCACATGTAAAAGTTGCGCACTTAGCATTAGCATCAGGTCGTAGTAAAACAATACTTAAGTACGCCTCATTAAGCCACTTCTGAAGTTCTACTCGCGGCCACCGCACATTTGTATCTTGTAGAATTGATTCAACACGTGAAATTATTTCTATAACTTTAATTGTCGCCATTTTCCCAAGCCTCGTTTATGTCGGGGGTACTAGGATCGTCTCCTCTTAAAGTTCCATCTTCGTTACGTGCCCGCTTTGGCTTTTGTGTAGAATCCGTTGTAGATGATGGCGCTTTAGCCTTAGACTTATGGGTCTCAGCAAGAGCTTTACCTCTTTCGTTAAGTTGAAACTCATTATCGACAATTCCACCTATCTCAATACGTTCTTCGTCAATCACAACCATTGCTTTGTTGCTTACTATTTCTCCGTCCAGTTTTTCAAGTAACTGATATATATCCATCGCAAAACTCCAATGTTTAGGAGGGGGGTTTTACGCCCCCTCCAGAGGTTTAAGAAGCTGAGCCTACAAGCGCGGTCACTAACGCTTCGTTTTTGACAACTTTTCTGCCATAAACTGCAAGACCTCTAACGATGTCCCCAAAGTCAGTTTGATTTCGGAGTGGTTCAGTTTTACTGATTTGCGAAGCAAATGCACAAGCATCTGAAGTACCCGCTACCATCATCCTTCTAACTTTAGCGTTAGAAACTGCGGCACCAGAACTAGTTGCTGATAGACCTGCTACAAGTGCTTTAGCTGCTTGCCCTTTTGGCAATAGGTTAGACACATAAACAGTAAATCTATCGAGCATTCCGATTTTACCAGTACGAACAGTACTCGCTGCATCTCCAGTGAAGTATGCTTGAGCAATATCTGTTTGCATTAGAAGCTGACGATCATATGGTGAAATAATCAACCATCTGCCATCTTCAGGAACATTCTGTTCGTCTAGTGTCGCTGACATAGCTAGTATGCCTTTTAAGACGTTCGCAGGGGTTGCCTGATCAATTGGCGCAACATCTGTACCAAGGTTATACCCAGCAGATTTTGAACCAGCAGTAGCGCCTTTGTTAGCAGCTGCTGCACCAGCAGTTACAAACCAATTAAAGAAAGCTTCGTTTTCAATCGAAATTTTCAATTGCTTTGCAGCATCGTCAGTAAACATATTCATCAGATCCATGTCAGCTTGGTGCGCTAGCACGTCGTTAACCTGAACGCTGAAGTACTTACCTTTGTCGATTTGCATATCAACAGTTACTGGTACTGGAACTTCGTTTGTTAAAGTTGTACCCGCACCTGCATAATCATTAATAGTGATTGATGGAGCAGTACGGATGGTTATAGTGTCACCTTGATTTTTGATTTCGCCTTCCCAATTTGTGTTGGCGATTTCAGTCATCATAGTGTTCGCATAAAATTTTGCGTTTAGTTTGTTACTCCACAATTGTGGAATAAATGTCCCTGAATAGGACGGATTTGTGTCGAATGAGCCGGAGCCTACGACGGGGAATACAGCAGCCATTTTGGCCTCCTTACTTTAGTTGGTTAGGACAGCTGCTCAACAGTTAACGTATCACGCCCTTAGGCTCTAACACGGTTCTCCATATATGCAGCGGTCAGTTCTGCTTCAAGTTTTGCCGCGTCATCGTACTTCCCTCGTGTGTTTAGCGTTCTAACCTTTATCCAAGCATTATCCATATCCTTAGACGAATAGTACTTGCCGTTTTGGCTTGTCGGCGTCTTCACAGAGTTTGCACTCCGATTTGGCGCGACCTGTTTCTCAAGTTCTGTTTGTCGAACTGGCTTTTCAGCCTCATTCGATGTTTCAGATAACGTTTCTTTCCATAACTTTATATAATCGGCTATGGCTTCTGCGTCACCTGCATCGAACGCGGCTTGGGCCTGAACTCTTCGCGGGGCTCGTAACATGGGATCATGTTCATTTAGCCACGCTACCCAACGTTTATCGTTGTCTATTTGCGCAAAATCAGGAACTAAATTTATTAGTCTCTGACTAAACCCAACTTCGCCAACTTGTTTATCAGTACCTGCAATTTTATCTTGCAAAGCTTTGATAATTTTTTCCTGCTGCTCAAAACGCTCCTCATATTCCTGAGAAACTTCTTGTGCAACTTTCCGTTGAACATTGAGCAAATCCTCTCCAAACTCTTCTCGATCTGCATCGGTCACTAAACTGACTTTCTCCTTCGGCTTTGTCGGTTCTTCGTTTTTTGCAGTCATCTCTTTTCGAAATGCGCTTAGTTCATCAGTTAGTTGCTTAACTTGTGAATGCAACCTTGGAACTTCTGCGTCGTACTTACCCCTTAAGGTATTGTACTTCTGCTTAAACTCGTCCTCTACGTCCGTTGGCGACGTGTCAGCTGGCTTTACTTCTACGGGGGCAGCGTTTAACTTCGTTTCGGCAGTTTCTTTCGTTTCAGTATCCGGTTCGACCTTTTCGTCTTTGGCTTTTTTAGCCTTAGTTTCTTTAACTTCCGTTGCTTCCGTTGTTTCCGCAACTTTAGTTGTTTCTTGGTCGGACTGGGCTTGTAACGCTTTCTCTAGCTCTTCGACGTCCTTTAACTGTTTCTGTACCTGTCTAGGTAATGCCATATTTTCTTCTCCTTAAAGCTCCAACTCTGTTTTGCAGCGCCCCGTGGGTAAGCTGCTCCCTTCTTTGGTCTGCTTCGTCGTGCTCTTACGAGCGGTTAACTACCTTGGGCGCATTTTCAATTGCCGTTAGTAGATCTTTAAATGCTTCGCAGCGACCTTGCAGACGGTGGACCATAGCCATGTCATCTGCTTGTAATAGCCGCGAAACGGCCTTATCAATTTGCCCTTCTAGCAAAGCTACAAAGGCATCATTGCCCGTTTCTTTAATTTTTAACAGCGCGTTAATTTGCTGCTGGTCACAAAGATTCAAGTCAATCATATACGAACAATACTCAAATTATGTTAACGTGTCAACAGATTGTACGTTTATCATTATTTTCTTCTATCTTTTAAGGTTTGTAAGTTTTTTTCTTTTTTGCCCCCGTCGTATTCCCAAGCGTACCCGCTTTCAACCATTTCATTGTTTATACTATCTTCAGACCGAGGGCTGTAAAACCAGCCTAGCATCCTACCGTATTTGCCATCCTTTTCTGTTTTTACAATTAAACCTTCAGAACCTTCTAATCTTTCCGTAAGATAAGCTTTAGCTTCAAGCCCAAATACTTTTTCCTCTGCATCTCTAGTTCTACTTTCAGGAGTATCTATACCAGCAAGACGAACACGTTCTTTCTTGGAAAGGTTAAACCCCAAATCTATTACAACATCAACCGTATCGCCGTCTATAACTTTAACTATCTCTTTAACTGCATATTCGTACATTATTCTTCCTTTGTTTTTCTGTTAAGAACGCTACCTGTCAGTATAGCACCAAATGACAAATGAAACAAACCACCGCCCATTAATGTGTATGGATCATGGTGGTCTGTCATCTTTCTCATTAATTCCATCTGAAGTTGAGCATTTTCCATTGTATTCATTATATCTATAAAACTTGCTATTTCGGGCCTATTCACCCCATACCATACAGGAACAAGTACAAAATCAAATAAACATATAAAAAGATACACCCCCAAAGCTATTGATTGGAAGTTAACATTAGCCATACATTAAATATTATTGCCCATTTGGTCTTGGGCTCATAGTATTAGACTGCCTGCCGCCTTGCGGTGTACCGTCTTCCTGTAAGTTTGCAGCTTCTTGTTGAGCTTGCTCAGCTTGTAGCTGTTGCATCATCATCTGCTGCTGTTGAGCTATTTCTTGCTGTTTCTGGACATCCTCCCTAGAAGGAACAAGACGGTCGACATTAGTGTTTAAGTTACTAGCCATATCTCTCAT